GGATTCACACTGTAGCATTCTTCCAGGTTGTAGTAATGAACTGCATTCATCCTGTAAACTGGGATGCTTGCTATCGTGTGGACCAGTGGTTAGTGCCTGAAGTTATTGAAGGATATAAAATTTGGACGAAACAAACTCATCCATATCAGTCCGAGAAAGATTATCTTAAAGACCTCTCCACTAAATAAGTGGGGGGGTTTCTTTTATGGCGGCACAGAAGGGTTTTATTTACGAGGATAATACTGCTGATTTTCTTAAACCAGCAGGTATTGTACCCCAGAATTTTATGCCTGCAGGAGCAGGACATGACCAACCTGATTTGATGATTCAGTTTAAAGGACAAGAAGCTGGATTAGAACTAAAGATTAACCAGGCATCGTTTGGATCTCTTGTATTGCATTTTTATAGAGAGCAACAACTGAAAGGTAACAACCCATGGTCATGGGGATCTATTGGAGCAGATGAAAAAGAAAAACTATTCTTGCAAGACCTTGGAACTAGACTAAAAGTTCTAGATGAAATTAAAAAGAACTGGACTAAGACACCTCATCTAATTCAAGATAGACAGAAGTTGTGGAACACTCCAGCAATGAAAAAAATCTATACCAAGATGGGACCTAGAGGTCGGTATGGATTTGATAAGAAAAACTTTGAAGACTTCAGGCTTGATATTAGCGCTAGAGAAATTGAGAGTTATTATAACCTGAAAGATACATATTATATTCAAGTAGGAACTCATGGTTTCTTCTTACTTGGAACTAAAGATCCACTTAAATTGAATCAGTCAAACAGAGAACGTGGATTTAAATCAGTCCCTCAATTTTCTGCTTCGTGTAACTCTACTGCTCGTATCAGATGTCAGTCTAAAGGAGTCACAAAAGCAGAAGAGAAGTTTGTACAAACTGGTGATATCTTTGGAGCTAATGGTTATCAGTTTACTTTTGAGTTACAAGTCAAAGGTTTAAAAAAATCTCCATATAATATTGCACCTCTTGCTGCAAGAAGTGTAGTACCTAACAGAGACAAAGCAACTCTAGAGTTTCTACAGTAATGTCTAATATCACGCAACTAAAACACTTAGAACACCTGGAAGATGAGATGCTGAACTACGGTGTCGCTGGATGTAAGGCAGCAGTCTCATTTTTAGAGGAACTAAAGAAGATGTTAGGTCAACAGGAGACTGGTGGATTCATGCAGACTAAGTGGGACGGTGCTCCCTCTGTTGTTTGTGGTGTGAATCCAGAGAACGGTATGTTCTTTGTCGGCACAAAGTCTGTCTTTAATAAAACAGAACCAAAGATTCTGTATTCTGAAGCAGAAGTTGATATGTTATACAGTGGAGACTTAGCAGAGAAACTAAAGTATTCTCTCAGGTACTTCAGTGAACTTGGTATAGAAGGTGTAGTACAAGGTGACCTGCTATTTACATCTGACCTAAAGAGAGAAACAATTGATGGAGAAAAGTTATACACATTTAGACCTAATACAATTACCTATGGTATTCCAGTTGATCATCCAATTGGAGTTAAAGCGAGCAGAGCAAAGATCGGTGTAGTATTTCATACACATTACACTGGTGATGAATTAGCATCGATGCAAGCAAGAGCTGGTGCTAAGGTAAAAGAATCTCTAGATGCATTGGTGGTCCAGAATGATACACCTATGCATAAGGTAGGTATGACTCGTGTTGAGATGACCAAGTTTGATAATTCAATTAAAAAAATTGAACGTATGTGTAATATCTGTGGTGATTTCTTGAATGAATTGGTTGATGCTCAGGGTAAAACTGGTGACGCAAAGTTTCACATCTCTTCTTTCTTGAAACCATTCTTTAATGATGAGATCAAGAACGCTAGAGCGATAGGAAATATATCAAAGACTCTAGAAAATCTTGCTAATTTTTATCATGCAAAAACAACAAAGGAATTAGCAAAGATTAAAACTGAGAAGAATCTTATCGCCAAAAGAAATCTTGTGTACAAGAGTGAGAACTATCTCATGGAAAATGAGACTAAGTTCAAAGCAATGCTCGCACTCTACAAAGAATTGCAAGCAGTAAAACAAATTGTTATAGATAAACTTGATCACCTAGAAGAGTTTAGAACATTCGTTCAAACTGAGACTGGGTACAAGGTTACTACTCCTGAAGGATATGTTCTTCACAAGGATGGAAGTATGATTAAGTTCGTCAACCGTCTGGAGTTTGCATTTAACAACTTCACTCTACAGAAGCAATGGCGTTAGACGGAAAGGTTTGCTACTTTACATTCGGTAGGTTCCAACCACCTACCACTGGTCATGCTGAGAATTTTGATGGTGTTAAACGTGCTGCAGGATCAAATGATTATTTAATTTATATTTCTCAGAGTGAAGATGCGAAGGGAAGTAATCCTCTTCCTGCTGCATTGAAACTCTACTATATGAACAAGATGTTTCCTCAGCATCGTGGTAAAATAATCTCTGGTCCTAGAGATCCAGTAGCAATATTGAAAGATTTAATGATGAAAGGATATGATGAAGTTCATTTCCTTGTGGGATCTGATAGAGTTAATGCTATGAAGTTCCTACATAGATACAATGGTACTGAATATTCTTTTCGTCAAATTTTTATTGAATCTTCTGGTAGCAGAGATGCTGACGGAGATACCTTTGCTATTTCAGGCACCAAGATGAGACGAGCTGCTCACGCTGGTAATTTCAAGGAATTTCGTAAAGGAGTTCCTAGAGCATTATCTGATAAGGATGCTAAAGATTTGATGAGAGACATTGCTGAGAGACTACCCGCTAATTTTAAATGAGAACTTTTAAAGATATAAAAGAGCAAGCTGTGAGACAAAACTTCCGTAAGGGTAATGTCTATACAGAAGGACAGGTTGTGATGAATGTAAATAGTGGAGAGAAAGGTAAGATTATACGTACTGGTCCTAACTACGTAATTTGTGTAACAGAAAGCAATGAGATGTTCCGAGCATGGGTTCGAGACATAAGAGAAGTAAATGAAGTTATAAATAAACCAAGGAGAACCTTATTTTTTACTCATGGACAAGCCAACACCATCAACATCAGTGCGTCATAACGATGGTCTCTCAGAGGCTCTAATAAATTCTTATTCGAGATGGATGGATGGTGATACATTCCAGCAATCCACAGTAGAAGAAGAAGGCATTCCTGCTCTAAAGAAAAGAGAAGACTTAGACGACGGAACTACAAAAGATCCTAAAGCAAATGCTGGTCCCCCAGACCCTGCTGCGAATCTTCGTACAGGTCAAGGTATGAAGTATTCTCTTGGAGCAGAGATCAGAGATACAACAAAGGTTGTTACTCGTGAAGAGACTGAAGACCTAGAAGAGAAGAACGGTCTCTATGCTAACATCCATGCTAAAAAGAAACGTGGTGAAGCACCTGCAAAGAAAGGTAGTAAGGACTATCCTGCTGCTGATGCCTTCACTAAATCTGCAAAGACTGCTAAGAAAGAAGAAGTATCATTTGAGTTGAATGGCGAGACTTACATCTTTGAGAGAGAAATCTTAGGTGAAGGTATGAAAGCAGCTCGTGATAACGTTGGTGCTTCTACATGCTGGAAAGGATATAAGGCAAAAGGAACTAAGAATAAAGGCGGTAAGGAAGTTCCTAACTGTGTTAAAGAATACTTTGAAAAAGATCCTAAGTCTGGAAAGATGATCAAGAAGCACAACTGTGCAAAGAAGTGTAAGAAAGAAGGTCTTGAGTATGATGTAATTCCTGGTGAGCACACCATGCTTGAGGACGGAACTGTAACTCATTACGATATTGTGAGAGAAAATACTATTCTTCACAACGTTCCTGTCGAAGAACTTGAGATCATGATCAGTGAAGTTCATGAGCACGTTGTAAATGATACTAAGAACCTTGAAGTTCTTGGTGAAAAGAAACTTGATGCTGTAGGTAAGGAAGACAAGGACATCGATAACGACGGTGACCACGATAAGTCTGATAAGTATCTGCTAGCACGTCGCAAGAAAGTTGGTAAGATCCTTGCTGCTAAGGGTAAAGCTTCAAAAAAGTAACTGAGGCTTGCGAAAAAGACAAGCCTAAGACTAAAAAGTCGAAGTCTGTTGAGGTGATGCCTGTTGTTGACGACGGCAAAGACCAATCAAATCCTAAAAAGAAGGGGGATATGTACGTCAAAGAAGGATTTAATTCTCATAAGATGTATGATCCAAAAACTGGTAAATCATATGATGCTAAGACGGAAAAGGATCATCTTCGTATGAAGAAGATGGGATACACTCATAAATAATAGAGTATACTATGCTCCTAAAATTATGCTCGCATTCCTACTTCCACTAGCATCTAAAATTATTACTGATGCTGTTAACAAAATTCCAGAGAATGAAGAACTCGGTGAGAAAATGGTTGAGATCTGTCTTGTTATTCTTGCTAAAGCAGTTAAGCTAACTAAGACTGATATGGATGATCAACTTCTAGAAGTTGTGACTAAAGCAATCGCTGCTCGCGAAGAGTGATATAATAGTGGAGGGGAGACCCTCCACTTTTTATAAATAAAATCTAGGAAATCATATACGAGAATAAAACAATGCCCATCCTCGGACTTATTGACGCTGCAACGTTTAGTAATGCAGTTGGCGTCACCAGCGGATCAGCAACCGTAACCAAAAATGCTGCAGATGCAATTGACGCTGGCGACATTATTGAACTCAGTGGAGTTCGATACTTTGTTCAGAGTGTTGAGAGCACTACTTCTATTACTCTTTCTGCTGACTATGCTGCAGCAACCAATGCTGCTCTTGCTGGTGCAGTTCGTCGCACTGCTCCTAAAGCACTCGCTGACTATGTTCTACGTGGTGCTGACTCACAGTCAGCTAACGTACAAATCCTTGGTGTAAGTCTCGCAGAGGCACAACTCTCGGAGAACAAGTCTCGTGGTATTTCTTCTCCAGGTTGGTGGGCATATAGAACCTACACTGATGCAGCAGGTACTACTCGCCATAAGGCAGAGTGCATTGCTTCTTTCAAAGATGGTTCAGCAGTGTCTGGTGATGCTACCGATGACGCAGCAGTCGGTGATGTTACATCAGTTATTACGATTTCCTCCCAGCCTACAGATCAAGATACTTCAAGTGGCGCAGCAACTTTCGCAGTTACTGCAGCTTCCACAGGGTCTGGTGCATCTCTCACCTATCAATGGCAGAAACTTGACGCTGATGCTGATGCATGGGTCAATGCTTCTGGAGCAACTTCTGCTTCTCTTGCACTTACAGGTCAGCTTGCTGCTGATGATGGAGACAAGTACAGAGTCAAGATCAACAACAGCATTGGTGGTGTTGAAGTAATTTCTGCTGTAGCAACACTAACGTTTGTTGATTGATGAATGAAATTTGACGAACTAAATCATGAAAATTGGATGATCTTTGCTATCAAGCATTACGACAATCCACTCTCTGTTACTTATGAGGACTTTGAAGAAGATCTTAAACGTTTCAAATATATCAAACGATTACTCAGGAGATATGAAACATCAGGTGACTTCAAAGTCCATCTTATATTAAACCATATCATTATTCTTTATAATGCATTTGGTGACGCGGCGACACCGCTTTTGTTTTTTAAAATTGATGCAAACCACTGGTCTATTCTTAGAGCATTCATGCAATTCTTGGATAGATTACCCCCTTCACTAAATACTGATATAGACGAAGAATGTCTGAGGCAACTGAACCTAATCTAAATGAAATGATCGCTGGAGACGGCGCTCATCTTGCGATGCCGCCAGCATTCGTATTTGTTAATCCTAAATCTGCTCGCAAATATAAAAAAGCGAATCAAGATAACATTGACGGACGTACAAAAGGCGCACGTCAAATGCTCTCACGTATCACTAACCGTAAGAAAATGAAAGAAGAACTAGAAACACAAACTATTTCTGAAGCAGTGCCCTCGGAAACTGAGAGAGCACAGAAACAGATTGGACAAATGAAAAAACTGAAGCGTCAGAAGGCACTTCAGGATAAGCGTTCTCAAGCAAAAAAGGGAATGCAAGATAAGACATCTGAAATGGATGTTCTTATGAAGGCACGTCTATCTGACTTTAAAAAGAAAGCTACATCACAAACAAAAAAGATCAATACAAAAGATTCTTTTGAACCACAAGGAACTAATATTATGGAAAACAATGACGCTATGGATGTTGCACTACAGGTTGCAACTTCTGAAATGACTGGAACTGTTGGGGAGACTGACTTTGCTAAGATTACTTTTGGTGATGGTTCTCAGCAAAACCTAGACAACTTCTCTGCTAAGAAGATCGCAGCATGTTATGCACAGTTGGATGATAATATGCAGCAGCAGTATCGTTATCTTTTAAACAAAGATGCTTCTACTTTTCAGACAGCATTGGATTTTGCAATCAGGAATGTATAAGATATGGCTTTTGGTCTAGGTAGATTAGCGGTTCTTGAAAGCAAACTCGATATTTATGAAGACCTATCACAACAGATGCTCGATAAACTTGAGCGTGCTGTTGGTACAATTTCGGATAATAGTAACAAAATTGCTATTATCCTAGAACGTCATGAGAATCGTTTGGACGGAATGGAAAGTTCTGACCAATTGATTATTAAAATGATTGAAGAGATGAAAACAACTCATAAGGAGGATAATGAAACCCTACATGATAGAGTTTCTATGCTCCAAAAGAAAGTAGACATCAATGCTAAGTTTGTTATTGGTGCTACTGCGGTACTAGCAACCATGGTGACGATCGCACAAGTGGCTGCACCACTTCTCAAACCATTGACTCCACAACAATCTTCTGCTACCATACAAAGACTGGTTGCTTAAGATGAATGCTAATCGATGAAGAGTACATCGGACTGATTTCTTTTCGGTTATCTCATTTTGCAAAAAAACGTAAGAACGTCTGGAACTTTAGGTGTCCCTACTGTGGTGATTCACAGAAGCATAAGAATAAGGCACGGGGATATCTTTTTAAGATCAAGAATGACTACGTATACAAATGCCACAACTGTAGTGTTGGGAGAACTTTATCTAATTTCTTAAAAGATCAAGACCCACTTCTTCATGATCGTTATATCATGGAAAAGTTTAGAGACTCTGGATCTAAGACTGGTAAGGGTTCTTTCACTCCCAATCCTAAATTTAATTTTAAAGATCCTGTTTTTGCTAAAACCAATACAAAAAAAGTTGATCTTCAAAAAATTTCAGAGCTAAATAGTTCTCACCCAGCGCGAGAATACTTAGAGAAGAGACAGATCAAAGATCTAGAAAACTTGTACTACTGTCCAAAGTTTAAACAATGGACAAACTCTCAAAAGAAAGTCTTTGATACCCTTCGACAAGATAGTGATCGCATCATAATACCCTTTAAGGACAAGGACGGAACACTCTTCGGATACCAAGGTAGATCTCTCGCCCCCAAGGCAAGACTAAGATATATCACGGTCATGCTGGATGAAGAGAAACCTAAATTGTTCGGATTAAACACTGTAAATTACAATGAACGTATCTATATTACTGAAGGACCGTTTGACTCAACGTTCATTCGCAACTCGATTGCTATGTGTGGAAGTGACTTTCATGCTAGTGGTTGGGGTATTAACGATCCTGTGTGGATCTATGATAACGAACCCCGCAATCGAGAAATCGTCAATAAGATCCACGGTGCAGTCGATAGAGGCGACACCGTAGTTATTTGGCCAAACAACATCCAAGAGAAAGATATCAATGATATGGTTCTCGCTGGACACGACGTGCAATCTCTGGTAGAATCTAATGTCTATCAAGGATTACAAGCAAAATTAAAATTAAACCATTGGAAAAAAGTATGAGCAACGGTCACGGCACACAAGTAGAGAAGCGCAACGGTTCTGTTGAACCACTGAATCTAGAAAAGATTCACAAAGTAGTAGAAGAAGCATGTGAAGGTCTTGGTGGAGGTGTTAGTTCTTCTCAAGTAGAAATGAATTCTGGTATTCAGTTCTTTGATGGTATTACAACCGCAGCAATTCAAGAGATCCTTGTTAGATCTGCTAGTGACCTGATTAGTTTGGAGAATCCTAACTATCAATTTGTTGCCGCCAGACTGCTTCTGTATGGACTCAAGAAGCAGGTGTTTGGTGTTGAGTGGGTGAATGGTCATCCACCCATTCTAGAGCACGCTAGGCACCTTATAGAGCGTGGTGTGTATGACGGAAGTATTCTTGATCGGTATACAGAATCTGAGTGGGAACAGATCAATAGTTTTGTTGATCATGAACGGGACTATTTGTTTACATATGCTGGTATTCGGCAGGTAGCAGATAAATATTTGGTACAAGATCGTAGCAGTGGGGAAGTCTATGAGACTCCTCAGTATATGTACATCATGATTGCTGCGACTTTGTTTCAAAATTACCCTGAAGAAACTAGACTCGATTATGTCCGAAGATACTACGACGCAACAAGCAGACACAAAATCAACATCCCAACACCAATCATGGCAGGGGTCAGAACTCCTCTTCGGCAGTTTGCGTCTTGTGTTTTGGTTGATGCTGACGACACCTTGGATAGTATTTTTAGTTCTGATATGGCCATTGGTCGTTATGTCGCACAAAGGGCTGGTATCGGTATTAACGCAGGCAGAATCCGTGGGATCAACGCTAAAATCAGAGGTGGAGAAGTACAACACACGGGTGTTGTTCCTTTCCTTAAAAAATTTGAATCAACTGTACGATGTTGCACTCAAAATGGGATTCGTGGAGGTTCAGCCACAGTCCACTTCCCAATCTGGCACCAAGAAATAGAGGACATTATTGTTCTCAAGAACAACAAAGGTACAGAAGACAATCGAGTGAGGAAACTTGACTATTCAATCCAACTATCAAAACTCTTCTATGAAAGATTCATCACAGATGAGTACATCTCCTTATTCAGTCCTCACGATGTCCCAGGTTTGTACGATGCTTTTGGGACTGACCGTTTTGATGATCTCTATCACCGTTATGAATCAGATGGATCGATTCCGAAAAAGACTGTCCGCGCTCAAGCGCTCATTCTGGATATTCTAAAGGAACGTGCAGAGACTGGTCGTCTTTATTTGATGAACATCGATCACTGTAATAGTCATTCATCTTTCAAAGATAAGGTGACTATGAGTAATCTCTGTCAAGAGATCACTCTACCAACAACACCACTAAATCATATCGATGGTGAGGGTGAAATTGCTCTCTGTATTTTGTCTGCTATTAACGTGGGCAAAATAAATAAGTTGGATGAACTTGAAAATCTCTGTGACTTATCTGTTCGAGGTCTAGAGGAACTTATTGACTATCAAAATTACCCAGTAAAGGCAGCAGAAATTAGCACACTTGCTCGCCGTTCACTTGGAGTTGGTTTTATCGGACTTGCACATTACCTAGCAAAAAATGGATACAAATATGATGATCCAGCAGCATGGAAAGCAGTCCACGACTTGTCTGAAGCTTTCCAGTTCTATCTACTCAAGTCAAGTAACTCCATTGCCGAAGAAAAAGGAGCATGTGAATACTTTAATCGCACCAAGTATTCGGATGGTATCCTCCCAATCGACACATACAAGCGTGACGTTGACGAGTTCTGTGGTGAGGAGCTGAGCTATGACTGGGATTCTCTTAGGGCGTCTATCGCCACCCATGGATTACGACACAGCACACTGTCCGCACAAATGCCTTCAGAGAGCAGTTCCGTTGTGTCAAATGCAACTAATGGAATCGAACCTCCCCGTGCCTTCTTGTCCACTAAAAAGTCTAAGAAAGGACCACTCAAGCAAATTGTCCCTCAGTACAATACTCACAAGAATTTCTACACTCTTCTTTGGGACATGAAGGACAATGAGGGTTACATCAAAATTGTTGCTGCTATGCAGAAGTTTTTTGACCAAGCAATTTCAGGCAACTGGAGTTACAATCCTGAGAACTATGATAACAATGAAGTTCCCGTGTCTTTGATGGCTAATGATTGGTTGACCACCTACAAGTATGGTTGGAAAACTTCTTATTATCAAAATACTTATGATGAGAAGAAAGACCCTAGCGATGAGGAGGAACAAAAGAAACAAAGTGTACAAAATTTATTAGACGATATCTTTTCAGAACAGGAGGAAGACTGTGACAGTTGCAAAATTTAGAACCAACGGAGATCCCGAAAATATGCGTACTAAAGTAAAAGGAATGACGGTATTTAATACCGACATCGTAGACAGTACAAAACAAAAAATGTTTTTTGGACCTCCACTTGGTGTCCAACGTTATGATAAATTTAAGTATCCAATTTTTGATAAACTCACACAGACTCAACTGGGATACTTCTGGCGTCCAGAAGAAGTATCGCTCCAAAAGGATCGTGCCGACTATCAGACACTTAATGAAGCACAAAAGCACATCTTCACTAGTAACCTTAAGTACCAAATCCTCTTGGATTCTGTACAAGGGCGCGGTCCTGGGATGGCTTTTAGTCCTTTTTGTTCACTACCTGAACTAGAAGGTTGTATGAATATCTGGCAGACCATGGAGATGATCCATAGTCGCTCTTACACCCACATCATCAAGAATGTATATGCTGATCCTTCTGATGTATTTGATCACATTCTAGACGATGATAAGATTCTGCAGAGAGCAAAGTCTGTTACAGCAGCATACGATTCTTTCATTCAAGCAGCAAGTGAGTATGGTTCTGGTCGTATGTGGGAACATGCTTTAGAAGAAGTTCCTATGGCGCAAACAGAACTCTATGAACTCAAGAGAAAACTATACAGAGCGATTGCAAATGTCTACATCCTTGAAGGAGTTAGATTTTACGTCTCGTTTGCTTGCTCTTTCGCCTTTGGTGAACTTAAACTACTGGAAGGATCTGCTAAGATCATCGGACTCATTGCGAGAGACGAATCACAGCACATGACTGTTACCCAAAACATCATTAACAAGTGGAAGGAGGGTGATGATCCTGATATGCAACAGATTGTTGCAGAAGAAGAGGGAAACGTGTATAATATGTTTAGAGAGTGCGTGGAGGAAGAAAAACTCTGGGCAGAATACCTGTTTAAGGATGGTTCTATCATTGGTCTCAATGATAAGCTGCTCTCTAAGTATGTTGAGTGGACCGCTAACCGTCGTCTAAAGTCTATCGGACTCAAACCTATCTTCGATGCTCCTATTACTAACAACCCGCTTCCATGGACTGCACACTGGTTGTCCTCTAAAGGTATGCAGGTTGCACCACAAGAGACTGAGGTAGAATCATATCTAATTGGGAGTATTAAACAGGATGTTAAAAAGGATACGTTCTCTGGTTTTAAACTATGACAAAAAAATCTTTGCCTGGTTGGAGGGTAAGGGCACTACAAGACCCAAACGTGACCACCAGACAAGCGAACATAATTATGCAAGGACCACAGTCTCTAAGCGAGGCGTGGTTCCTAGGCGCAATGCGCCTCAAGTACCTGACCCGTGGGATTAATGATTAAAATTTTGCGAGAGAGGGTTGAAAACCTCTCCAACTATGATGATGAGTATGACCTTGTATACATTGATCCTCCTTTTGGATTGGATCGAGAGTTCTTCATGTTTGAGAAGGATAAGAAAGTAGCATTTGATGATAAATGGGAGTCTACTGACGCCTATATTGAGTGGTATGCATCTGTTATTCAAGATTGTTTTGATGCACTTAAACCTAACGGTTGGTTGTATGCTCACAATAACTTTGATTCTAATGCTCTGGTCCTAGGAGACCTTACTAAGAACGTTAGATCTAAGTTCTATACAAACATTTCTTGGAAACGTTCTGGACCTAAGAATAACATTCGTAAAGGATGGGGCAACATTGTGGATTCTATCCTAGTATTCAGGAAAGGAGATCCATACTTTGATGTTGAGTATGCACCACTGGATGAAACCTATGCTAAGAACTCTTTCAAGAACAAAGATGAGAAAGGATTCTATGCACTAGGCAAATTGACTGGTGAGAAGTCTCGCATCGGTCACAAGTATGACTACAATGGTTACAAACCACAGTATGGGTGGCGATTTACTGAAGAGAAAACTAAAAATCTTCACGATCAAAATCTAATTCATTGGGGTGCTAACCTCCCATATAAAAAGATCTATCTAGAGGAGTCTAAAGGGTCTCCTATTCAAAATTTCTGGGATGATATTCATTTCATCTCACGTTCAGAGAAGAACAAGCGTAAGTATCCAACACAGAAACCAGTCAAGTTACTTGAGCGTATCGTAAGGACTTCCTGTCCTCCTGGTGGGCATGTTCTAGACCCCTTCTGTGGGTCAGGAACCACTGCTCTGGCGTGTTATAACCTAGAGCGTAACTGCACCACTATGGACGTGTCTAAGGACGCCCTGAAGATCGCTGCAGACTCATTGATTGATGCTGGATGCGACATAAATACTGAGGAGTGATATTATGAACAAGTGGATGAGTATGAAAATCCCTGGAGTTATTGTGGGAGCCTCTTTGACGGGAGTCTTATTGGGGATAACTATGGTTTTGTTTACAAAATTACCTGTAGCACCACCAACCGTTCCTACATCGGCAGGAAATACTTCTGGCAAAAACGAAAGCCTAGAAATACTGGTCAAACTACCAAGCGGCGAAGAGTTACAAGTGAGAGTAACTGGAGAAACTACTATGGAAGTTGTCCAGAACTTACAGAAGATGTTAAAAAATATGGACGGGAGTCTTTTACTAGAGAAATCCTCTCCATACACACCACTCCAGGGCGCGTAAACTACGAGGAGACCCGATTGCTGTTCTGTCACAACGTTCTTACCGAATCGCTTGACGACGGGACGCCCATGTATTATAATTCAAACATCCTCGGACGTTACTACAGGAAAGACTATTTTGATTTTGGAAACGATTCTGGCGTTGACGCCTGCTGACTACGATCATCTTGCACGAGCAGTGCAGGTTGAGGCAGCAACTGGAACTAAAGATGAATACTGCGTTGCAGTTTCTATTCTCAACAGGGTTAACTCCCCTGCATTCCCTAACAATGTTGCTGATGTAGTTTATGCTCCTGGTCAATACGAAGGTTTCTTATACCGTCGTCCAGCAGCAAAGTCAAGCGTTGTTGCTAGGTTAAAAAACACAGACAATCTTCTAGAAGCGTACTCGATTATTGGTGATCGAACCAGTTTTAAAGGACAACGTATGTTGCCCTATCGTGTAGTTGCAGAAGACCCGATGTGTGACCGTAAAGGAAACTTTTATCACTATCACTGGCAGTCCTGAGTGAGTTTAAGTAAGTATGATTTTGGGGGTCTAGACAGACTCCCAGTCAATGTGCTAAGATTGATCAGTGAGTTGGAAGGATCCTCTCAACTCCTCAAATACATGGGGTTTGAAGAGGATATGAATACTCTTAATGAAATGAAGAGAAGGTACTACAAACTTTACTTCAAACTAAACAAGACTCAATAGCTCAGCTGGATAGAGCAACTGCCTTCTAAGCAGTCGGTCGTAGGTTCAAATCCTACTTGAGTCGCCAGTCGGTATGGCGGAATTGGTAGACGCGCCAGGTTTAGGTTCTGGTGTCTTTGTGACGTGGAGGTTCAAGTCCTCTTACCGACATATTATTTCAGTGATATTAAATGATTGAAATTTGTGAAAATTTTTTAGATCAGTATCAATTTAATGAATTTAAAGATGTTATCTTAGATAAAAATTTTCCTTGGTTTGCTACTGAAATAATTTTGGACAAGGATCTAGACGAATTTAATTTTCTGGCAGATCCAAAATATAATTTTCAATTAAGTCATCTATTTTATCTCAAGGGAGTTCCTTGTAGTGAATTTTTTTATATACTACAACCTTTTACTGAGATACTTAATATGGATGCTTTGATTAGTGCAAAAATTAATCTGAATCCATGTACTGATACTATAGTAGAACATAGTTATCATGTTGATAATACAATTAAGAGTTGTACTACTGCAGTATTCTATTTGAATACTAATAACGGATATACCACGTTTGAAACTGGTGATAAAGTTTTTTCTAATGAAAATACATTGGTAAAATTTCCAGTACGTATTAAACATAGTGGATCTAGTTGCACTGATACAAAATATCGGTTGGTAATGAATCTAAATTACATAGCGGGTGAATAGCTCAGAGGTAGAGCACCTCCTTTACACGGAGATTGTCGGGGGTTCGATCCCCTCTTCACCCATTACTCATATGAGGTTAAATGCTGAATAATGTTATCGGCACGATGTAAAAAATGCAACAAAGAATTAACAAGCACTAGTAAAGCAAAGTTTTGTGGTTGTCCTAACCAGATGTGTGTTCAGGATGATCATGTTGGAGCAGTTGACCTTAGCGAAATTGTCCTAACGAATCATGAAGAAAGTATTAAATATAAGGGAATCCTGACCGAAAGTGACCTAAAATACCAAGAGACTCGCAGACAGAGACGAGTTCGTAAATTAGACTTTGAGGAACGCTGAATGATTAACCTGGACGAACGGTATCTATCTTACCTTCACACGAATAAATGCTTTAACATCGATGGTGTGTGTGAGAAAGTGAGGGGGTATGGATATGAGTGTGATAGTTCAGGTATAGTTGGGTATTATGTCTTGACGGATCGACACAAGCTGCACTATAATATGAATGAGTCTTTTTCTCACAAAGAAGAACTCTATCGGAACGTAGCTTAGACACATGCAGATTTTTATTGATTCAGCCGACACACAAGAGATTAAAACTAAACTAGCATCGGGATTGGTAGATGGGGTAACTACCAACCCCTCTCTTATTAAGAAGTCAGGACGAGATCCTGAAGAAGTGTACCAAGAACTTATTGATGCAGGTGTTCCTGATATTAGTATGGAAGTGGTTGGAACAGTAGGCGAAATGTATGAAGAAGGTGTTCGTCTATCTGAAAAATTTGGTGAGCAAGCAACTATCAAAGTACCATGTACTCAAGATGGTTTGATGGTTTGCTATCAACTATCTAAGAAAGGTATCAGAGTAAACGTTACTCTTATCTTTTCTGTAGCACAAGCAATCCTAGCAGCAAAGGCAGGAGCAACATATGTTTCTCCTTTTGTTGGTCGATGTAACGATAATTCTTTCAGTGGTGTGGAACTTATTCGTGCTATCTCTAGTACATATTGTTCTCAGGGTGTACGTACAAAAATCCTAGCAGCATCTCTTCGTGATGTTCATCATGTTTCTAGGTGTTACATGTATGGAGCACATGTAGTTACTATGCCTGTTAAGATCCTAGATAAAATGTATGATCATGTCTTGACTCGTGAGGGTCTAGACATCTTCCAAAAAGACTTTGACGAAACTCAAAAACTACTGAACAATGATTGAAATCACTGAAGAAGAGTTAGAAAAAAACTTTGAAGAATACGTAGAGAAGTGTGAGAGTGGTGAATCTTACATCATCACTCGGTCAGACGGAAGACGTGTTATGATGGTTCCTGCTAAAGACTTTGAAGAGGCACAATCATGTGTTAGTATGAATCTAGGTGAAGAACAAAGTGACGATGACTTTTCGCATTACTACGACCATGATGACGCTAGTTAAAAAATTACTAGGCAAGTATGTCTCTCTAATCAAAAA